AAACAATGTAGAGTCTCCAGCTTTGAGCTGTTCAGACATTTGGTTAAATTTGATAGCAACTTCACGCTGTCTAATCTTCCAATCAATATGATTTTGGATATTACCCATGAGCTGATTAAGAATCTGGAACCAACCGTCTCCACATTCAAAGCCCCAACACATACAAGTTTCCATCATATCCTTGTTTCGGTTTACCATCATCTTTGGATAAACCTTGCATAGGTATTCGTCTAGTTCTCTTTTCATCTAATAAACCTCTTTGTTTATAACGTATTCTTCTTTAGGCCATTTGGCTTTAAATTCGTCTGTTTTAATATATTCATTGTATGCCTTAGCATCAAAAAACACTTTGGTAAACTCTGTTTTATAACTACCAATTTTGGTAATTGTTAAGTAAACCGATTTAGCTGTACCTGCCATATATCGCCCTAAGTTAGTATTATAGTATTTTACATGAAAACGTATCGTTTGTCAACTGTGGCTAGATGATAATATATCTTTTTGGCTAACTTTTTAGTTAGATGATTTAGCCCAAAATATTCCATATATGCTCGTAAGGTTGGGCTAGAAAAAACTGATCCTGTACGCATCTTGCTCATTCTGCTAATTCTAGTTAAATTGCGTTGAGCTCTCTGTGGATCCATTACTCGTAATAGTTCTATAGCAATACTAAATGCGTAGGCATCTAGTTCGTCATAATCGGACAAATACTCTTCGTAGGGACTGCTTTCATGCCCACCAAACATACAATGATCCCTGCGCATACTTTGGTACTGGTGTCGGAATTCATGTACGGTAGCATCAAAAATTTCTGTAAGGAACAGGGTAATCTGTCGATCTCCAAATTCTTCATCACCGTTCAGATTGTGATAAACTATAACTTCAATAGCTGTTTCCATATTGGAATCGTTTTCGGCATCGTAATAGGCCATGACATACCACTTGTCTACGTCTAGAGATTTGTCACGCTTTGTTTTAATTGCTATGTCAAAGTTATGATCTTTGAATACTTTGCGAGTACGAACTATTAATTTTTTAAAGGTAGTGTGCTGAGGACTCGTCTCTCGAACTTGTCTACATACATTAAACACACGTTCGAGAATTATGTTCATCTTTACAACCTATAAGTTACTCTACCTTTTGTTAGGTCATATGGGCTAACTTCTAAACGAACGTTATCTCCCAAAATGATCCTAATCTTATTTTGTTTTAACTTGCCTCCCATGTAGCATAGTAATGGGTTGGGCATGTTTTCAACTTTAACCCGAAACATATTTCCGGGTAGTACTTCGTCAACTGTGCCTGTTAGTTCTATAATATCGTCTTTAGCCATTGTTTACTTTTTGAATAGTCCAACTTCCGTCTTTATTGTCGGTCCACTCTAAGGTGTCTCCTTCTTTCCATCCTTGGGTTTCTAATAAGTCATCGGGAAACGGCAATAATAAATCACCTGTTTCCGGATCTTCTTCTATGGTTACGGTCCAATGTGTCATATCAGTATTTACTCTTAAACTTCGTCATCCTCATAAGGAACTGGTCGCCAGCCTAAACGGTTCAAATCCAGTTCAATTTCTTCAGTCACAACACCTTCTGGTACATAGCCTTTATTACCCTCTTCATCGCCATTGCCCAGTCCACCGCCAATACCGCTACAGTACCAATCGATGTAATCACCTTCTTCACGCATATCAGCAATTATACCGCCAGAGTGCCGCCAAGAGCAACTCCAAGTTTCACCTTTCATTTCCTGCCAAAACTCTCTGCTTTGCCAAGTCATGTTGCACATGGCCGCATATAAGTTTTGAGCATAAGTGTCACTGGCTTTGACTTTATCGCACATTTCTTTCGAACTACGCAAATCGTATTCCATATTGTTCTTTTGCCACTTTGGGTCTTTTAGATTTTCTTCGTCTTGTTCACGCCAAGTCTTGTACATGGCCACATAGTCGGGATTAGGCTCCTTGCCTTCTTTCTCACAGCGTTTGACATACCCTTCTTTTTGAAAGGTATGTCGTTCTGGACTTGATGCTACTTTTTTCATTTATGGAAATTACCTTGAAAACAATGTCTAGTTTCGTGTCCTAGTTGATGCATTGTAGCACTTCTTGAAGTGATAATAGTGCATACATCTTGTCCATTCTTTGCTTCCCAGAATGAGCAGGCATCTACACCAAACCCAAATCCGCCAAGCCCACGCTTGCGACTTTCTGCGTTACAGCGAGCATTTACATCATCAACTGGAATCCAGCTAATGGTAGATTGCCTAGTAAAGTTATTACTTGTAGGGAATTCTACTTCTGCGCTTTCACTATATGCAAATGCCTGTGTGCTTACTAGAACTGCTAGAACTACTAATGCCTTTTTCATATGTGCCTCTGTGTGTTAATAAAATGGTACAGACGGAAGGATTCGAACCTTCAAAGTCGCTCTAAGAGCTAGACCCTTGCCCTCCGTTCGCCGAAGCTACTAGGAGGAGGTTTACCAGATTACACTCACGTCTGCATTGTTATTGTACTGTCATACTTAAATAATGTCAATGAACTTTAACTCTATTCCCTTACACAATATTGTTGCTTTTGGGCAACAGACTATGTTGGATCGTCCATTATTTAACATAAGTTGGATATTGGGCAGATTTTGTAATTACAAATGCTCATACTGTTGGCCCTATGCTCGTAGTGATCAGCCCGATCACCAAACATTAGAAGTATACAAGTCTACAGTAGATGAGATAAAACGTCAAGCTCGTTTGAATGGATTCACCCAATTTCACTGGAGTTTCAGTGGTGGCGAACCTACAGCATACAAACAGTTGCCCGATTTAATAAAACATCTAGATGAATTAGAAAGTCCGTATCAAAGTATACACATGACTACTAATTTAAGTCCTGGAACTAGTTGGTGGAAGAATTGGTGTAATATTACAGCACCCTTACAGCGAAGAAGTATCACAGCCAGTTTTCATGCCGAACATGCTAAAGAGCAAGAATTTGGGGACAAGTGCCTACAGCTAATAGACGACACAGTACATGTAACTATTAATCAAGTTATGGTGCCTGAGTTGTTTTTTGAAACCCTAGAGCGTTGTGAACGTTTTAGATCTCGTGGGATTAATGTAACACTCAAACCACAAAGCAATGACTCTGCTACTGCTATTGTAGATGGGTATACTCCTGACATGATTAAAATTATGCAGAACGATTTTGAACAACAAGAAGGACATCAGATTAGGTTAACTGACGGTGAGCATGATTACTTCATCGATCAAGCAGAAAGATTCAACGCACTGGGTTTTAACAGTTTTACCAATTGGAATTGTAATAGTGGGTATCAAAGTGTTATAATAAAAGGTACGGAAGTTAAACGTGCTTATAGTTGTCACGAAGAGCCGTTGGGCAAAATAGAAAAATTTACTTTGTTTTCCAGTCCTAAAAAATGTGTGACTACTAGATGTGTCAGTAGTGCTGACAGTAAGATACCTAAAAGTCGAGATTACTAATGTTTGATAGCATTTATCAAAAAATTAAAAAAAACAGTTTCCTTCCAACTGCTACGACTTTTTCTAAAAATTGGGCATCAACAGACGACGAAGCGACTTATAAAAAAAATTTAGAAATCCAACCGGCTGATTGGCCTTACCGAACCAAATCGGTAACTTACACAGTTAATTCTGAAAATTACAGGACTAAGGAATTTAAGGACATCGATTGGTCTAATTCTATAGTTATTTTTGGATGCTCGCATGTATTGGGAATAGGGTTAGATGATAAGGATATTATATCTAGTCAACTAGAAAACATTCTTGATATTCCTGTAATCAACATGGGAGTTAGCGGGTCGTCGATGTTATTTAATTTTCACAATTTGTTAATCCTTAGGGACGGATATCCTGCTCCGTTAGCAGTAGTAATGATATGGCCTACTTATAATAGAATAGTCGAATATACTCAAAAGAAGTTAACACATCACGGTGCTTGGAATCTTGGAGAAAATATGTTATTAGATGCATACAATCAAGATAACAACGCAAAGATTAATTCGGTATTTATAAGTAAAGCAAGTAGCATATTGTGGAACGGACGTAGTAAATTTTACCAATCGTCTTGGGATGAGGATACGAGTAGAATTCTCAATTGTGATAAATTACCTAAAATAGGTCAAGAGCTAGATAAATTTTATAGACCGGCAGACTATGCTAGAGACATGCGACATTTCGGTGCTGAAACTGCTCAAGCTACTGCAAAAATAATTGCCAAAAAATTAAAATTATGAATATAGATACAGAACACTTACATCACTGGATGCAAGCTATACGTCAAAGTCCAGACCCTGCACGAACTATGGATGCCTTCTGGAGTGGCCAACTTAAAAGTAAAGAATGGCTAATCAGTAATTTAAATAATCACGTACATCATGATCAAGTAAGTATTGAAATACACGGTGGTTGGGTTGGTGTACTAGCT